GGGCCGCCGCAAGCGCATCCATGTTGTAGGTGGTATTGATCTGCATAGCTTTCGTTTTATCGGTTTGAAGTCAGCCGAGCCACCAGCGCGGCGCATTCGTCTTTTGTGCGGGGCAACTCGATCGTGGTGGTGCGGCCAAGGTCGGCAAACAGGCGCTTCAGCATCTTGATGCGGAGTTTGCCCTGCTGGGTGGCCATGCCCTTGGTGTCGATCGCCATGTCGTAATCCGGCAGGTAGAAGTCCAGCGTGTAGGTGATCGCCCGAACGTTCTCCCCGTTGTAGGTGAACGGCTCTTGCAGGGTGTAGCGCTTTTGAAACAGAAAGCCTATTCCGTGCGATTTCAGCAGATCGTGCATGTAGCGTTCGAGTCGGCTGTCGAAGATTACCCCGTTTTCCTCTGTTTTCGTCGCGTTTAAGACCTTTCGATTGCCGATCGGTGTAGTTATACTATTTCGGGGGAGATCGCCGGAAATAAGCCGTCTAAATTCGCTTGCGGTCATCGTGTCGGTGTTGTTGGTCGATCTTCGTCTCATGCTTGTATTGCGGCTATGTCGATTTTACGCATCCAGTACTTCGTGCCGTCGGGCATTGCGAGGAACTGGAAATCGTCCCACGCCCCCCGGCCTCCGTCCACCTCGGCGATCACCTCGTTGTACGTGTATTTGCGGCCCGTGTCGGCTTTGCGGCTCTTGATGATGATGTCGTGAGCCACGAACGAGGCAAACGTCGAGTATGCGGATTTGTTCCTGTACGCCCCTTTGTTGTCCATTGCCGCGATGATGCGGTTTATATCCTCGGCACTGAACTTGGCCAGAATGTCGCGGGCCTGCTCCTCGGTGATCGGTTCGGCCATCGCTGCGATTTCGGGATAGGCCGAATCGAGCCAGTCGAGGAACTCGGCGGTTTGGTTTTCCCCCACACCCCCTTTCCATGTAGGGATTACTGTGTGTGTATTACTCTTACTGTTACTCTTACTCTTAAAAAAAGGAAATTCGCCGATAATTGACGAAAAACCCTGTTTCCGCCTGTTTTCGGCGTCGAAAACTCCCGCCGGCTCTGTTTTTTCAACATTTTCAGCGTCGAAAATCATTTCATTTTTGGGGTTTCGCTCCTTTTTCGTTGTGTTTTCGCTTGTTTTCGGCTCATTTTCGGCGTCGATAATTTCCGCGCCCCCTGCGTCTGTTTTGCTTTTTGCCTTATTATCAAGGAAAAGCAAATCGCGCTCGCGCTTTAATAGCAAAGGTTTCAGGCCGTTACGGTGTTCGGCGGAGAAAATAAACCCATCCCCGATTTCCAACAGGCCGATTTTGACAGCATATTCTACTATCGCTATCAGATCCTCCGGTTCAACGTCGTAATCGGCCGCCAGCAACTCGACGGTCACATCGTCCCACTTGATGCGGAACAAATCGCTACTGGTCAGCGTTTCCTGCAAATAAGTCCATACCGCATACCCCAAGTGTGAAAACTTGCGCCGAATGGCCTTTACCATCGGTTTGTTTCGTTCGTTTACGTCGTGCGGGAACCAGTCCGCATTTAGTTTTCTCGGTCTTGCCATAATTTCCCAACCTTAAATTTTCTTACTCATTTAGTTTTCGGAATCCAATTCCCACAGTAATCGGAGCAGTGACGAGCTTCGAAATAGCTTTCGGGGACATCGTGGTATTCGCATTCACCATACCCGTTGGCGTCTTCATACTTGAAGCAATTGCACGATCCGCACACCTTGGTTCCGTTCTCCGTCACCCTGTTGTATTCCGTATCGATGTCGGCGGAGTACCCGGGGCATGTGTCAGGCTTATTCATAATTATATCGTGTTTTTATGGTTAAAATGGAAAATCTCGTTCCTCCTCCGTCCGGCGCTCCCTGCACGTGCTTTCGAGACTGGCGGACAAATAGAGCGGGTCATATAGACATCCGATCCGCTTGGCGACCCACAGCGGTACCCGCCCGTCGCCGATGTACGCCGCCATGATCGCATCGCACAGCTCGCATTCGTCGTGCTTGATGCACCGATCGCAATTCTCGGCGTCCCAGGCCGCCAACTCGCTGCGGCTGCCAAACGTCCTTACGGGCGTGTCTTTTTCAAAGGGGTGGTTGTTCCATTCCATAATCGGGGATATTAGTTTGCCAAATACAGCCGTACACGGCCATCGATGTAAAACTGGATCCGCAGCCCCAGCGCCTCCAATACATCCGCATAATTCTCACGGATATAGTGGGCTGCCCGAGGGTCTGAAACATAATCGCGATAACGGATCACGACACGGCGCAAATCTCGCACATTGTCGGTATTAACAATATCATTGAACGAGGAGGTGCAATACTTGTAAAATCGGTGATGTACCTCTTTCGCCGCGTCCTTCATTTGCTCGAAAGTCTGTTCCATTTCATACGGTTTTTATAGGTGATCCTTTCCGCCCATCCACTCGAACGGATCGGGCATACAGTCCAGTTTTGCGCGGTCATTTACCGGTGACTTTACACGACGATGCAACCCTTGCCGATATATCATCATCTCTATGCTGCGAACCGATCGTCCGTACTCCTCGGCGATTGCCTGCACATCCTCGCCGGACAGATAGCGGGCGATTACGTCCTGCACCTCGAATTTGTCCCATCGTCTGTACATCTTTCCCATCGCTGCGGATTATTCGTGATTGTCGAACCAGCTGGCGCGGTTGCTTTGCGAGGCGACCAGCTCTATACGTTCCGCCAGCACACGGCACTTACTATTGCGGGTTCCGTCTTTGATTATTTCAATCAGCCCCTCGGTAGCCCACCGATCGACCGTACCACGGCCGAATTTCCGGTAGCATTGTGTGAGGGTGTAGTATTTCGTATCGTCGGCCAGCTCCGCCCGGGCCATACGATACCCGGCAGCGTAGGCGGCGGCTATCTGCTGCAAATGCAGTCGGTCGAGAGGTTCGTGGTTCATGGTATTACGATTTACGGGTTACTTTGATAACGCCGGTTCCCCTCAACGCGGAGACCGACAATTTGATGTTTTTACCCTTGCAGTAGCGGCTGGCGTTGGCCCGCACGCTCGATTCGGTAAACTCGGCAACGCTGAACTCGACGCTTTCGCCAAGCCTCAACGCGGCAAAGGTTTCGGCAAAGTTTACGGTTCGGACTAATTCGGCCATAATTAAAAATCTGTTTATGTTTTGTTCCCGCGCCGGTATCGCTCCGGGTAACCGCTTGACGGTTCGCGGGAGGGTGTTGCACTCAATAACTTGATTTCAGAACAATCAGCGTCACTGTTTGAGGTCACCCATTACTCCGCGATTCATGCGATCACGGACACGCTCCTCGCAACCTTCAAGGAACATCCGCAGCCCGGCGATCTGCTTTTCGTTCTGCGGCGACGGGAAACGGTTATTCAGTTTGATAGCACGGTCGAGCAGAATATAGGCTAACTGCTCCGACTGCACGCCATTAATGACACTTCCGTCGTCATTTTTCTGTACAAACTGAATGCGGGTTTCGACGGGCACATACTTTGCTTTTCCGTCAGAAAAGCCCTCCGAGTGTTGAATCGCATAGCAATGCGCCCCGCCATATACCGGGTCATCGACAACACAGATGGTTTTTTCCTCACTCGGGAACACTTGATAATCTAACTTTTTGAACATACTATTTTTGTTTTTATGCCTTTCGGCGGTTTGTTTTTCAATCAATTCAGGGTTGTCGTGGATGTTGCCAATGACTTCTTTTCCAAACTTATAAATCCAATCCTGATCCAATCTTAAATAACATAATTCCTTTCTATCGATCAAGGCTCCCATAAAAGCTGCGTTGCCGGTATGGTAAAAGATTCTATGAGGGCGAGTTTTATCCTCGGACAATGGAGAGCGTATCACATCCCCCTCGTATATGGCAATGCCCTTTCTGTCTTTCAGCCCCGTGTACTCGCCAACGGTATCTTCATTGACTGGTGCGATGTGATGATATTGGCCTACATTAAAGCCATCATCTGTGTAATTTTTACTATGTACTCCGATACAAACAGACCCATCATCGTACTGTAACAGGTCGCCATATTCCCACTCCCCGTTGTCGAGGCGCTTGCCCCGGAATTTAATCTCTCTCATAATCTCGTTTATTTGATTATATTTGTAATTACTATTGTAATGACAATGCAAATATAGTGAATTAAATAACCAATTTCCAAATAAATGGCAAATAAAATAACTGAAATAAAGGAGAGGGTATTGCAAATTGCTAAATATCACGGGGTTAGTTATGAGAAATTTTCAAATGAAATAGGAATGTCTTATGCGAGTTTCAAAGGAAAGGCGAAATTTACGCCATTGAACTCGGATGCAATAGCGAATATTATCACTATTTATCCAGATGTGGATTGCTATTGGCTTCTTACCGGAAATGGACAAATGCTTAAAAATAATGAGGCCTCCGCAGAAAAAAACGACAAAAATTCGGAACGAATCGATAAATTATTGGATATTGTTGCCTCCCAGCAAAAGACGATCGAATTATTAGCCCAAAAAGGGGCTGCGGCGGATGTGCAGGGTGTTGCTGGCAAGGCGGTACAAGGATAAAACAACCCGAACGATTTATACTGACACCCGATTATCCGATCAAAGACGCGGCCCGGCCTCACAACCTCGACACGACCGCCACGACAAAACGGATTACAAAACTGGATATATTATTGTTTCACGCTTTCGCAGAATAATCCAATGCTATGGTTAGCTTTAGAAAAAGAATTAAAATTGCTCCGGGCGTAAATTTGAATTTAAGTAAAGGAGGCATTAGCACCTCGTTTGGTGTAAAAGGCGCATCCGTTAGTGTTGGTAAAAGAGGAGTATATATAAATAATGGTTTGCCGGGCACAGGGATTTATAAACGCACAAAAATATCCCGCTCTTCAACAAAGAAAAGTCATACACTCCCCGTTGAAATAGGCGAGACAACAAATACCCAGAATTTATCGGATGCCCAAGTCCTCCTTAATGATCTGCGTTCCAAATTGGAAAAGTTGGAATTGAGGGATAAAAATGTCGTTATAGAGACTGAAACTTTCAATATGTACCTTTTCGGGACAATAAGGAATATTTTGAAAGATATGGGTGTAAATTTTCAAACCCTTGTAAAAAAATCAACAAATTGTGTTTTGGTCGGCGATAAAAGAAGACCATCCAAATATACGCGTCTAAAAATAGAGACTTACAGGCAAGAGGGGCAAAAAATATCGTTAATGAAAATATCGGTTCTTGACACCCCAACGATCAGCACAACCATAACCGAAATACCGACTAACATCACTCAAAAGAATATAGTGCAAAATAAAAAACTCCAAAAAATCATCCGAGTACTTTGGTGTATTTTAGGATTTATATTCCTGATTATATTGTTAGCCACAACAACATAATAAAAAATCCCCGGAGTGATCCGGGGTGTCGTTTTCCCTCTATCTTTGCCGATGTTGTCCTTTCGACCTCAACATGAATATCAAATATACATATGACGCAGAAACAAGCCATACAATTATTTGAAGAGCGCAAGGTGCGCACCGTATGGGATGACCAAACGGAGGAGTGGTATTTTTCGATCGTGGATGTCGTCGGTGTATTGACCGACAGCGTGAATCCTACGGACTATATCAAAAAGATGAAGAAGCGCGATCCGGAGCTATCCAAAGGGTGGGGACAAATTGTCACCCCCCTTTCCGTGCAGACTGCTGGAGGTCGCCAACGGGTGAACTGCGCCACGACGCAGGGTATGTTCCGGATCATCCAGTCAATCCCCTCGCCGAAAGCGGAGCCGTTCAAACAGTGGATGGCGCAGGTGGCTGCCGACCGTCTCGATCAGATGCAGGATCCGGAACTGTCGATTCAGCAAGCAATGGTCGATTACAAGCGATTGGGGTATTCGGATAATTGGATCAACCAGCGTCTGAAAGCGATCGAGGTTCGTAAAGACCTGACCGACGCGTGGAAAAAGCGAGGGGTGCAGGAGGGCCAGCAATTTGCCACACTGACTGACATAATCACGAATGTGTGGTCTGGCTTCACCACCCGTGAATACAAGGCATATAAAGGGTTGCGGAAAGAAAACTTGCGGGATAATATGACCAACACAGAACTCATCCTCAACATGCTTGCGGAGGCTTCGACAAAGGACATAACCGAAGCAACCGACCCTCGGACGCTTGCAGCACACAAAGCGGTCGCGCGACAAGGCGGCACAATTGCCCGCAATGCCCGGCTGGAACTCGAAGCAAGAACCGGCCGCAAGGTGGTTTCTCCGTTGAATGCACATCAGGTATTACAAATCGAGAAGACGGACGAGGCGGAATTGCAGACCGAAGATGAAGAATAAAAAAGCCCCCGGAGTAATCCGGGGGCTGCCGTTTCCAAATAGGTCGTCGTCAAACAATAACTACCGGTAACAGCAATTCGTCACAACACAATCGAATAGAACGGCGCCGCGAATTTGTGCAACGCCTCGATAATCTTACGACGTTGTGCCGGGCGTGGTTTACTTTTATCATTGGCATAACGTCCCAACTGGGCGGCCGGAATGCCGGTCAATTCCGCCAATTTAGTATCCTTGATATACTCTCGTGCATATTTCAATGCGCTAACCGCGTCATACTCCAGTTCGATCTCATACGCTCCGTCCAAATATGCCTTGTAGGGAAAACCCATCTCTTTGGCCGTTTTGATATAGAGTGCAACGCCCTCTTTCATGTCGGCAACGGCCGCCTTGACGGTATCGCCCATTCCAGCAAACATATCCTTTTCCATCATGGCCGAAATCGTTCCGTCCGATGCCCATTCGATGATAACCTTTACCTTTTCCATAAATCGTGTGTATTTATTTCGTTTCCGGTTGCCCGGGGAGGGGGCTTATTTCAGCCCCATCTCCCGGATAAACCGCCGTGCTATTCCTGAACCCATTTCTTTCGAACCGTGAAAAGGAACCGAAACCGTTTTGCCATCCTTTTCATAAATTACGTGGCTCCCTGCTTGTCGGATAGATCGCCATCCGTTTTTTAGGATTAGGCGGTGCAACTCACTTGATTTCATATTACCCTTTGTTATTGTTTGACAGTACAAAGATAATGCAAAATATATTATTATCCAAATAAATAGTATATTATTTTATACTTTTATAGATAATAATTAGTATTTACTTTTTACGTAGTCCAAAACAATGCGGTTATTCGTGTCGTTGCGCGTGAACCGGCGGTGAATGTACCCCCGCGTGGTCTTAAGGCTTTTGCCGCTTTCGAAGCCGGAAGCCACCCCAACGTGATTAAGCGCCAGCGCAATGTCAGTTTCCGAAATCCCGCACTCCTCGGAGGCAAGAGTAGCCCATGTGTGGCGCATATAATAAGTACTTAAAGGCACATCGATTCCCAAGTGCGCGGCAAGTTGTTTGCAGCCCGCGTTTACGTTGTGGTTAAAGTCCCGGAAATTAGCGTACATTTTATAAAATGAGAACAACCGCCGTTTGTCGGGATCTCGGTACTTTTCAATCAGTGACAGCGCCTCCGGTTCGATCTTCACGGACATCAACGCTTCGTCTTTACGACGGTTAGCCGTCTTTTGCCGGTGGTAGATGATCCGATCGTCTTCGAGTTCGACATCGGCACCGAACAAGTCGGCGGTGTTCATGGCCAACAAGTAGAACGAGAGCGCCAGCACGTCCCGTGCCAGCTGCATACGCTTACCCGGGACAGTCTCGGCGTTTAGTATCTTTACGAGATCCTCGATGCACAAATCCCGCTTTTCGGGTTCTTCTTTGACCTCGACCTGTAATTTCTTACTCCCGAACGGTCGGTGGGTGATTAGAACCGTTTCGGCATCCTCGTCGTTGTAGTGGTCGCATGCCGCATTGAATAGGGTGTGGATGTCGGCCAAATAATCCTTTACCGTTTGCGCCTTGCACCCGGGGCGCCGCACCGTAACCTCTTTTCCGTGCTGGTTTGTCCGCGTCTGTTCGTGCGGTTTCTGCATATACTCAACGAATCCCTGCAAATTCTTTACGTTGATCTCCTTGACGAATACGATAGAACGCCCGAAATAGTCGGTTAGGTTGCGAATAACGGCCTCGAATCGTCCAGCGGTACCATCCCGTCCCTCGGCCTTCAACGCCTGAATATGGTTATCGCAAAATGCAATGAAGTCAATGCCCACGCCGCCCTCCGTTGCCTTTTGTGATTCGATATACTTTACCAGGTCGGCCGCAGAAAATCGGCTCAAGTCCGTGCCCAGTCCTTTGGCCAGCATATCCTCGTATTTCGATATGTCATTTAACAATCCTTTCAAAATTGTTGTATCTTTGATCCCGGAAAAATCAGGCTTTACCTGCTTCCGACTGACATATACGCCGGTAGATATTTTTCTTACTTCCCTTTTATGGGTAAGGCGGATGGATACCGGAAATTTACCGTCCCGCCGCTCGTTCTTCTCTCTGATCTCGATAGAAAATGTAGGCATACACTTTGAATTTTGGACAAACAATGGACAAACAAAGCTACATATTTTTACCGAAATGTGTGTAAAAGTGTGTAAAATAAGACGGGCGTAGAAGGTTGATTTTATGGTAAATGCGCTGTATGGTAGATTTTTAGGGGATTTTACCTTGAAATTATAGACTTGCATGGCATGCAAGAGGTCACGAGTTCGAGCCTCGTATTCTCCACTTCGACCCGAAGACAAAAAAGGGTCAAACGACGACAAATCCCGCAAAATCAAGGTTTTGCGGGATTTTTTCTTTCTCTCGTCGGACATCCGAAAGACACGAAAAAGCCCCGAAAAGACGAAGTCGCGTTACTAAAACCGTTACTAAAACGGCTGACGAATTTTAGTAACGATTTACGACATAAGTCGCTGATTCGTCGCCTATTGTCCTGAAAGTGTCTGCTCGTAAACCAATTATTAACCGTTCCTTTGCCGAGGACGATCGTTACTGAAATCGCCCGGCAGGAGCAAAACAAGGAGGTATTATGAGCAAAAGCACATTCACGATTCTTTTCTACGCGCGAAAGAATCAGGTAAACAGGGCGGGCAAAATCGGCATTATGATCCGCGTGTCGGTCAATGGCGAATCCGTACAATTCAGCTCGAAGCTGGACATCGAGCCGGAGCTGTGGGATGCGACGAATCAAAAGATGCTCGGGACGACGAAGGCCGTGCGCGAGTTCAACGCGCTGCTCGACGACATTCGGATGAGCCTGCGCAACCACTATCGGGAGATTGAGAAATACGAAACCTATGTAACGGCCGAAAAGGTACGTAACGCCTTTTTAGGAATTACCGTTCGCCAACAAACGCTGCTGGGAACATTCCGCAGACATAACGAAGATGTACAGAAGTTAGTAGGCATCAGCAAGAGTGCGGCGACCTATCGCAAATATGACCGCTGCTTCCGAAGGGTGGAAGAATTCATTCAAGCGAAGTATCGGGTCAAAGACATTGCGTTAAAAGAAGTAACGCATTCGTTTCTTGTGGGATTCGAGCAATATCTGCGGACGGAAAAACAATGCTGTCAAAATACGGCGGCCAAATTTCTGCAAACGCTGCGGATGATTATCATCGAGGCGAAGAACAACGGATGGATATTCAACGATCCGTTCGCCAATTACCGCATCCGGTTGAAGAAAGTAGACCGCGGCTACCTGACCGACGAGGAATTGCAACGCATCCTGCAAAAGAAGATGCCGTGCGGACGATTGGAGCAGGTGCGCGACGTATTCATCTTTTCGTGCTTTACGGGATTGGCCTATATCGACGTGCGGAATCTGACCAAAGAGAATATCCGCACCTCATTCGACGGCAAACTATGGATCATGACGCACAGACATAAGACGCAGACGTCGGTAAATGTACCGCTATTGAAAGTACCTCAAATGCTGTTGAAGAAATACGAAGGAACGCTGCCCGACGGTCGATTGTTGCCCGTATTGAGTAATCAGAAACTCAACTCGTATCTAAAAGAAATTGCTGACCTATGCGGCATCGAGAAGAATATTACGTTCCACCTTGCGCGCCACACGTTCGCGACGACGATGACGCTGGCCAAAGGAGTGCCGATCGAGACTGTATCGAAGATGCTGGGGCACACGAATATCGTGACGACCCAAATCTATGCCCGCATTACCAACGACAAGATCGGCCGGGATATGCAGGCGTTGGCGGGACAATTAGGCGAAATCGAAAAAATAGCGTTGGAGGCATAGCTATGGAGCGAGGAACCATTACCATAGAATCCGGCCGCATTGCGATTATTCCATCTTCGGATAGAACTGTATGGGTGACCGTCGAAGAAATCGCTTCGATATTCCATATTACGGGAGCGACCGTAAAGCGACATATCGAAAAGATATTCGCCGCACACGAGTTAGACGAACGCGAAGTGCGGACGGAACAAAGTATAGTGCGTAATGGATGCCGATACGTTGTCGAATACTATAACCTCGATATGATTATTGCACTCTGTTTTCGAATCGACACGCCTTCGAGCAAGGCGTTCCGACGATGGATTACAGAACAAGTCGTCCGATCGTTACAGCCGAAACCGACAACGCCTATCTTTCTGCGATTCGAAGAAGCGAATGATAGAATGAATTGAAACCAACGAAGATAGGAAGTCGTCGTGGAAATAAAGCTCACTTTCGGCGCGATTTTTAGTGCAAATACGCCCGAATCGAGCTTTATTTATATATATTTGTGAGCTATAAATTATCTACGATGAAAACCGGTCGTCTCAATTCCATACTCGCCTACCTGCGCGACAATCCGCAATCCTCGTCGAAAGCGATTTTCGACGCGCTGCCCGACCTCGGCGGCTATGCCACCGTCAAAAGGGAATTGGCAAAAGCTGTTGCGGAGGGAACCGTCGTTGTTACAGGACTGCGGAAAGCGGCCCGCTATTCCGTAGCTCCGGGGTTCGGACTGCTACAATCCATCGACTTGGAGAGCTATTTCAGTAAGGAAATCGACGAGCGAACCATACGCGAATCCTATAATTTCGAGCTGATCGACACCCTCGCGAAGGCATCGCTGTTCACGCCATCGGAGACTGCGGAACTCGGTTCGCTGCAAAACACGTTCGCCGCGAATCTGTCGAAGCTTTCCGCTGCCGAATACCGCAAAGAGATGGAGCGGCTGGGAGTGGACCTGAGCTGGAAATCGTCGCAAATCGAGGGCAACACCTATTCGCTGCTCGAAACCGAACGGCTGCTGCTCGAAAAGGAGACGGCCGCTGGAAAGAGCAAGGACGAAGCCGTGATGCTGCTGAACCACAAGGAAGCGCTGGATTTCATTCTCGACAATCCCGACTACCTTTCGGAACTGACCGTGGCGAAGATCGAGAACATTCATTCGATACTGGTCCGGGAGTTGGCCGTAGACCGCAATATCCGCGTGCGCCGCGTCGGCATCACCGGCACGAACTATCGCCCCTTGGACAATGAATTCCAGATTCGCGAGGCTTTGGAGCGGACATGCGCATTGGTGAACGGAAAAGAATCCGTTTTCGAGAAAGCGTTGATAGTGTTGTTGCTGTTGTCGTACATCCAGCCGTTCGCCGACGGCAACAAGCGCACGGCGCGTATCGTCAGCAACGCGCTGCTCGTCGCCCACGGCTATTGCCCGCTGTCGTTCCGCACGGTCGATTCGATCGACTATAAAAAGGCGATGCTGCTGTTCTACGAACAGAACAACGTGTCAGCTTTCAAACGGATTTTCATCGAACAATTCGCATTCGCGGTCAAGACCTATTTCTGACGAGTGCAAGCGAAGCCTCGAAGCGGCGGAAGAACATCGAATTCTTCCGCCGCTTTTTCATTTATACCCCTTTCTTGGGGAAAATCATTCCCGTGTCGTTACCGACCATAGAACCCGCCGTCCGGCAATATCGGATTTTTGCTGCAAAGAACAACATGCAGCAGAAATGGAAATCATCACTTTCGACCACAAGGTCTATCAGGATTTAAGCGAGAAAATCGAACGGATCGCCGATTACGTCTTCAAAAAAGAGGCACGACCGCAGCAGACACCGGAAATCTGGCTCACGAGCGAAGAGCTGGCCGACCTGCTGAAAATAAGTACTCGCACGCTGCAACGGATGCGCAAGGAGCGGGTCATCCCCTATACGATGGTGCGCAGCAAATGCCTCTATCGCCTCTCCGACGTGGAGGCATGCATCTCCCGCCGCATCGTTGCCTGCACTCCGCAGACATTGGACGAGTTTCGCAAGAACTACTATCTCACCCATAAATCGCCGGCCTTATGATACTCGACACCGAAACATTCGAGCTGTGGATGTCGAAGATCATGGAACGCTTCGACCGCCACGAGCGGATGCTCTGCACGCTTACGGGCAAGGAGATCAAGGAGGCGATGTATGTGGACGGCGAACGCCTCTTGGACAATCAGGACTTGTGCCAGCTCCTGCAAACGAGCAAGCAGTCCTTGCAACGCTACCGCAGTTCGGGGATGCTGCGTTATCGGAAGCTACGGCACAAAACCTACTACACGGAATCGGACGTACAGGAGTTCCTGAAAAAACATTTGGAGACGTTCTCGGCAGGTCGCCGCTCCTCCGCTCCGAAGCACTGACGACGCCACAAGCTATCAACCCGACGCCACAAGCTGTCCGGCGCGACGTAAACGGCATCGGCGGCTTATTCCGCAGCTAATTTCGCAGTCGTGCATCGTGCACGCTTATAAATCAATCATGTATGGAACAGAAAAAGAAAGACCAAGATGTTCTGATCGTCCGAGACGAGCAGACGGGTGAAATCGGAGTGGTCGCGGGGCTGAAAAGCGACGGCACGCCGAATCTGCGCCCCGCCAAAGCAGAACACGCGCAGGACTTCCTGCGTTTCGACAGGCACGGAGACGTGCTGGACAACTTCTTCGCTAATTTCTACCGCCAATGCAAGGAGCCGAAACGCTTCGGCTTCTACCGTGTCGCCGCAGAGGGTGTGGAGAATGTCGTGGCGGTAATGAAAGACCTGCTGAAAGACCCCGTCGGCTTTCGGGATGTACTTGCACCGCACAAGGTCGATACGACCAAGTACGAACAGGTCGCTGCGCAGCAGGCGCAGGAAACGCCGCCCGAACCCGAAAAGGAGGAAAAACGACAGGATGAGAAGTATCGGCCTATCGACGAAGCGCAGGTCGATAGCGAAGCGTTCGAGCGCCTTTGGGGCGTAAAGATCGAAGACCTGCGTCAAGCCGGATACTTGGATCGTATGCTCGGCCACGGCAAATCGCCTCTTGTAACCTGTTATCCCGAAATCGGAGGCGTGCGTTTTCCGGTCGAAGCGAGATTGTCGCTGCGCGAGAATCCCGACGGTACGGTTTCACTCGTGCCGCATCCGCTACGGCGAGAGCCCGATCTCAAATCTTACGAGAACATCGAGTTCACGGATGCGGATCGGGAGAGCCTGAAAAAGACGGGCAATCTGGGACGTGTCGCCGAGGTGCTCGACAAGAACACGGGCGAACTCGTCCCCTCCTATATCAGCCTCGACCGCCAGACGAACGAAACGATCTCCGTGCCTGTCAGCGCTCTCCGTATTCCCGACGAGGTAAAAGGCGTCAAGCTCGACAAGGAGCAGCAGGAGGCATTGGCCGCAGGCAAAGGCGTCTATTTGGAGGGCATGACCTCCAAGAGCGGCAAACGGTTCAATGCCACGATTCAGATCAACGCCGACAAACAAGGATTGGATTTTCACTTCGGCGGACAGCGGCAAACGCAGCGCGCCGAACAGCGAAACGGGCAGACGCAGGATGACGGACACAAGGTCTATATCGGTAAAACGCTGCTCGGGCTGCCGATTCTCAATGAGATGCGACAGGGCTGGGCACAAAACAAATGGGTGCTGATGGAGGGGCTTACCGACAAGAAAGGCCGCACGTTCAATGCCTACGTCCGGCCGAATCACGAAAAGGGCAAATACGACTTCCGTCGTACCGTAGCCGACAAGTCGCAGATCCACGAAATCAAACCCGTTCACGCTTCGGAAGCACAGGTGGCAGTCAACTCGGAGGGTAAGACGCACGAGGCGACCAAGTACACGGGCGAACCGATGAAAAAGGAGCAGACCGCGCCTGCCGACGCAAAACAGCAGGAACGGCAGGAACAGCGGGAGAACCGCAATCCGAACATCCGAAAACGGACGGGAATGAAGATATGATCCCGACATCCAACGAAATCGGAACTTTCAGTCCTACACCACTAAATCCACAGTAAAATAAATCGAACATGAAAACGATCATTGCAGAAAAGCCGAGCGTGGCGCGGGAGATCGCCCGCATCGTGAAAGCGACCAAACGCGAGACCGGCTATTATGCCGGAGCGGAGTATAATGTAACATGGGCTTTCGGGCATCTGGTGCAGCCCGCCTTGCCGGACGGCTACGGCATCGAGGGATTTCATCGCGACAACCTGCCGATCATCCCGCCCGTCTTCCAACTCGTGCCGCGTCAAGTCAAGGCCGATAAGGGCTATAAGCCGGACAGCGAGGCGGCGGCGCAAATCAAAATCATCGCGCGGCTGTTCCGCGAAAGCGAACGCATCATCGTGGCGACGGATGCCGGACGCGAGGGCGAACTGATCTTCCGTTACCTGTACGAATACATCGGATGCGCCACGC